GACACGCCCGGTCACGGCGAAGGAAGTCAACGCCGTGATCGAAATGCGCGCGAAGGGCATGAAGTGGGACGCAATCGCGTTCGATCTTGACCGGGACAGGGGCTCGCTACGGCGGGCGGTGATAGCGAGGCAGGCACAATGAGCGCACTTCTAGGACACGCCGACGCGGCCCGGTGCATGGCGACGGCATTCGACATGGAGGCGGACAGCATCGCGGCGCGAGGGGCTGGAGACGCCGACGCAACCAAGGCTCTCGCCGCGTCCCTGTTCGCTATCGGCCGCGCCTATGACCGTGCCGCCGTTCTCATGGAAGCCGAAAACCGCCGCCAAGTCGGGGCGACTCCCCTAACCGATCCGAACGCGGTATAGCGGCGACATGAGCGACGAGGACGATATCGAACCATGGGCCGTAGGGCTCGAACCCCGCGACATGCTGTTCGTCCGGGAGTTCCTCGTCGACCTCAACGCATGCGGTGCGGCGGTCCGGTCGCATTACTACATCACGGCCGATCCCGAGGCATGCGCCAAGGCGAATTCCTGGCGCATCCTTCGCCGTCCGATCATCCTCAAGGCCGTTGCGGCGGCGATGGAGGAACGCGCCTCGTCGCTCAAGATCAACGCGAAAACCATCCTCGGCGAGGCTTTCCGTTGCTATCTGGAGGCGGCCAAAGATCGCAACTGGAATGCGGCCGCGAAATTCCTCGACATGGCCGGTCGACACGTCGACGTGCGGGCGTTCCGCGAGAAGTTCTCTCCCGGCGGCATGATTGACGACGACGACGAGGCCGACGAGTCCGGTCTCTCGAACCTGTCCCTTGAGGAGCTAGAGACCCTTGCCCGCCTTAGCCGCAAAGCCGCCGGAGTCGCGGAACCCGAAGTCGAAGCGCCCTCGTCTCTCCGTCATTGAGCGGGAAATCGTTCGGCGAAGGGCGGAAGCCGAGCGCGAAAGGGTAAAGCGGGACGCCGAGGCGATCCGGGCGAAGTGCGGGACGCTCCTCGGGTTCGTCGAGGAATTCTGGCATATCCTCGAACCCGGCCGCGCGTTCGTCAAAGGATGGGCGATCGAAGCGATTGCGCTCCACCTTGAGGCCGTCTCGCGCGGGCAAATTCAATATCTCCTCATCAACGTCCCGCCGGGCATGATGAAATCCCTTCTCGTGTCGGTTTTCTGGCCTGCATGGGAATGGTCGACCAGGGACGCGGGGCTCGGCTTCCTGACGTCGTCGTTCTCCCTCGACAACGTCCTCCGCGACAATCTCAAGATGCGCCGCCTCGTCGAGAGCGAGAAGTTCCAGGCCCTATTCGGCGACCGCGTCCGTCAGGGCGGCAAGTGGGGCGAAAAGCGGTTCGAGACCCTTGCGTCGGGCGTGCGAGCTGGCCGTTCGTTCGAGAAAATGACCGGCGGCCGTGGCGATCGGGTCATTATCGACGATCCTCACGACGTCGACGGCGGCGAGAGCGACGTCCAGCGCCCGCGCGCCGTGAAAACCTTCCGCGAGGCCATCCCCGACCGCCTCAACGACATGAACAAGTCCGCAATCGTCGTCATTATGCAGCGATTGCACTCGGACGACGTCTCCGGAACCATCCTCAAGGTCGGCCTGCCCTACGTTCACTTGAACCTCCCGATGGAATTCGAGGCGTATCGCGAGGAGAACGGGCTCCGGATTGACGCGCGATGCCGAACCTACCTGCAGAAGGATATCGGCCCGGATGGCAAGCCGCTTGAGGGAGCGACCCCATTCTTTGTCGACCCTCGGACTTATGACGGCGAGTTGCTGTTCGAGGAGCGCTTTCCCCGGAACGTCGTCGACGGGCTCAAAAAGGCCAAGGGCTCCTATGCCTACGCCGGGCAGTATCAGCAGCGCCCGACCCCCCGCGAGGGCGGCATGTTCAAGCGCGCATGGTTCGCGGGCAAGATCATTCCCCGGTCGCGCGTCCCCGCGCATAGCCGCCGCCGCGTCCGGACATGGGATTTCGCCGGGACCGAGGCGGCGGTCGGCGCGTCCCCCGACTGGACCGCGACGCTGCGCGGTTTCAGTATCGGCCCCGACTTCTACGTCGACCACGGGCACCGGCTGCAAGCGACGCCTGGCACCGTGCAACGGACCGTCGTTTCATTCGCCGAGACTGATCCTCCGGGCACGACATGCCGCATTCCCATCGACCCGGCGCAAGCGGGCGTCGGGCAAGTCGAAAGCTACGTTACGGCCATGAAGGGGCACCCCCTCAAGCCCGTGTCGACGGTTGGGCGAGGCGACAAGACAGGCCGCGCGCAACCGGCGGCGGTTCAAGCCGAATATGGGCATATCTACCTCGTCAACTCGCGCGAGCTGAAGGACGGAGTTGACTCATGGATCGAGCCGTTTCTCGACGAGCTATGCGCCTTCCCGAAAGCCCCGAACGACGATCAGGTCGATTGTCTGTCCGACTTGATCGTCGAGCTTGCGGGAATGCCGAGCGGCGCGTTCGAGACCGCCAGCGCGGGCCGGAGCGAGGTCCTCGCCATTGCCGAGCGTGACAGCCGCTATCGATTCGGCGATACAGCGGGCTCCGACCCGGCTCCAACTTCCTCGGGGTTCGGCTTCGGTTCGGTCCCGTCTGCACTTGGAAGGCTTCGATAAATGTCGCTCCCCGGATATCGCAATCTAAGCCCGCAATTCCTCGCCAGCCAATCGGGCCGGGATATCGGCAGGATTGATATCGGGCCGATCCGCAACGCATCGCCCGAGGACGCAACCGCCGCGCCGGTCATCGACAGGCTCGTCGTGGAAAGCCCCGAGCGGTCATTCATCCCGACCGCTTGGCTCAAGATGCTTACGACGAACCCCGACAAGGTCCTGACGGACAACGGCGGGGACCTCGCGACCTTCGACGACCTCCTTGACGACGACGTCGCAATGTCGAACCTCCAGCAAAGGCGCTTGGCGATCACGTCGCGCGATTGGGAGGTCGCTCCCGGCGATCCCGACGACGCTCGCAGCGTGCAGGCCGCCGACGACCTCCGGGCCATGCTCAAGGCCGTAGGATGGGACCGCGTCACGGGCCTGATGCACTACGCCATATGGTACGGGTTCAGCGTCGGCGAGGCCATGTTCACGACGAAGGATCACGACGGCCGCCGCATAATCTGGCTTTCGGATATCGTCGTACCGAACCGCAAATGGTTCGGGTTCACGGTCGAAGGCGAGTTGCAGCTCTCGACCGGATGGGCCTTGCAGGGCGATAGCCTGCCCGCGAATAAGTTCTGGACCGTGCGAACCGGCGGGACCGACGACTTTGCGTTCTACGGGCTCGGCTTGGCGCATTGGGCCTATTGGCCGATCTTCTTCAAGCGCGCCGGGATTAAGTTTTGGGCGCTGTTTCTCGAAAAATACGGCCGCCCGACCGTGGGAATCGAGTTCGTCGACGGCGACGGCGAGCTTGAGAAGGCGACCCGGCTGCAAGCGGCGATGAGCGTCGGCAACGACTCGGCCGTTCTCCTCCCGCCGGGGTCGATCAAGGACGACCTCGTCAAGATATACGAAGCGGCGCGGACGGGCGGCGCGGCCTCCTATAAGGAATTCGTGACCGAGCAGAACGAAGCCCTCATGAGGATTGTTCTCGGCCAGCCCGGCACGAGCAAGGCAACCGCGAACGGGATCGGAAGCGGGCAAGCCGACGTCCATGCGGGCGTAAAAGCCGAAATCGTCAAGGCCGACGCGGACCTCATTTCCGAGAGCTTCAATCGCACAATCGCGACTTGGCTCACCCGTTGGAACCATGGCGAGGACGTCGCTCCCCCGACCGTTTACCGCATCCTTGACGACGAGGAGGACCTCAACACGGTCGCCGATCGCGACGTCAAGCTCGACGGGATCGGGATCAAGCGGACCGAGGACAGCGTTCGCGAGACCTATGGCGATGGGTACGAGCTGGACCGCTTGAGCGAGGAGGACAAGGCGGCCCAGGCGGCGGCCCTCGTCGCGGCAAAGTCGGCTCCAGGCGCAGCCCCGCCCGCGAACGACAATCGGGCCGCCGGGCAAGCCAAGATCGCCAAGCGCCGCGCCGAGTTCGGGGTCGAGGATGCCGCGCCCCTCTACGTGTCGCGCAAGCTCCTCCCCGCTAGCGCTAAAGCCCTCCTCGCATGGGCAAAGGAGCAAGGGTTCAAGGACCTCGAACCGGCGAGCGAGCTGCATTGCACGGTCCTTCGCAGCAAGACGCCCGTCGATTGGTTCGACATGGGCGACGATTGGGGCGGAAGCGACGAGGTCTCGGTCGGCAAGGGGGGGCCGCGCGCCGTAAAGCAATTCGACGGCGGAGCGATCGTCCTGCGATTTGCAAACCTCATGTTCAAATATCGGCATGAGAGCATGATCGAGCGCGGCGCGTCGTCGGATCATCCCGAATACAAGCCACACGTCACGTTCGCCCATGACGCGACGGGCGTCGACCTCGCCGCGCTGGAGCCCTTCACGGGCGAGCTACGGTTCGGCCCCGAGATATTCGAGCCGATCAACACGCCCGATCCGATTGCCCTCGCCTTCGCGGCCGGGGACGAGGACGCGATCGACCGCGTTGTCGCCCGCTTGCTGGAGGACACGAGCCCCGTATTCTCTGCCATCGCCGGGGAGTTGCGCGAGGGATTGCAGGGCATCACGACGGCCGAGGGCGCGCGCGTGGCGTTGCTGGAGGTCATGGAAAAGTTACCCCTCGACAAGCTCGCCAAGTTGACGGCGCTCCCCATGCTCGCCGTCCGCGCGACTGCAAGCGTCGGGGCGGAGAATGCGCTCGGGGCGTGACGCGCCGGGTCCAGGGCGGGACCGCCGGGCTCCTCTCGGCAATCGACGCGGGCCGTATCGACGAGCTGGACGCGCGAATCCCGGATGAACCGCCGGGATATTCGCGCATGACGCCGACCCGCGTTGCCGAAATCAAGCGCCGGGACGCGCATCGGGCGCACCTTCGCGAGAAGCAACGGGCGAAGCGCTCCCCTTTCTGACTTGCGCCGCTCGCGAAAGGATGGCACTCCGCGAATCAGGCGTTGCGATTGGAAATCATGCGAGGATGGATGCTCGCAACGCCGACAGTTAGAGATAGGGGCCGCCTGCCTCACCTAGTCCGGGGGAACCTAGACCGTCTAAGGAGATAGGGGCAACGGTTAGGATGGTCCCTAGCGGGAGGGCGAGGCGGTGGACCGACCGCGCACCCTCCCGCTTTATATCCCGAGCGAAACCGTTCGCATTGATCCGGCGAGGCGAGAGGCCAATCCGGGGAGCGGCGGGAGTAGGCGGCGCGGCGCGGCTCCGCGACGACGGCCCCGAGAAGTGGGGTAGGACACACGAGGCGCGGCCGGTCACGGGCGTTGCGGCGCAACGGCGAAAGCCCGGACCTCGTACCAACCACGAAAGGAAGCGATATGTTCGGCATTTGGTTTTGGGCTTGGCGCTGGGATACGTTCTAAGCAGTTTCAGTGGTGAGGGGCTGGCCGGTCGCGATTTATCCGGCGGTCCCCAAGATACGGACTCAAGCGCGATAAGGTCCGTGTCGGGCCGACCTTTGCGGGGCCATCCCGCATAGATGCCGAGAGTGGCGGCGGGGTCGGTATCTTTCTCCTCGGGTCGCACCAAGGACAGGACGCCCGGCCTAGCAATGGGTCGGGCGTTCTCATTTCCGAAAGGGGGTGATGCACGTTGACGACGGCCAAGCCGAAAGCACAGTCGCAGCGCGGGGCGCTCTCCATTGGCGAGAGTGCCCCGTTCGCGTATCTAGGCCCCATGCCCGACTATCATTTCCGATCACGCGCTCGTCTCCCGCTGCAAGCCGACGCGGCCGATATCGAGGCGTACCTCCTCGCCAAGGACCCGACCGCGTCTCGCCGATGGGATGACATGGGGAAGGCCGAGCATGCCCGCGCGTTCACGGCCGCGCGCACCGCCGGGACCGATATCGTCGACGACCTCTATTTCGGCCTCGTCGACACCATCGCCGACCGAGGGAGCGAGGAGGATTTCGCCAAGCGAGTAACGCCGATTCTCAAGGCAAAGGGCTGGCTTGAGGGCGACGACGGCCGGATCGCGTACCGTGTCGCGCTGATCTATGACACGAACCTCCGGGTTGCCCGCGCGAATGGTCGCTGGACCCGTTACCAGGCGAGCAAGGCCGCGCTTCCCTACGTCGAGGCGTTCACGGCCGAGGACGACCGCGTGCGGCATCCTCCGCACTCCGAAAGCGACCATACGGCGTTCGACGGGATCGTTCTCCCGGTCGACCATCCGTTCGTGGCCGAATACTGGACGCCACTCGGGTTTCGTTGCCGTTGCGGCTGGCGACAGGTCTCACGATCGCAGTTCGCGCGCCGGGGCCTGGCGATCACGTCCGACGCGGAGCTTGAGGAGCGCAAGGCCCGGATCGGCCCGCCCCTGTTCAAGATCATCGCCCCGCTGGAGCGCCAACTCGATGCCATGGTCGCGCCGACGAACGCGGACCTCATGCCG